GGCCGATTCCGCGTCACTCGAAATATCGAGAACACGCTCGGCAATCTCCAGCGACTTACCGCCCTGAAGCGACTCGACCTGCTCACGCACCTCATCGCGCTCTGCATCGGAAGCCTCCGGCCCGCTCGTCAGACCTTGGATAGCCGCCTTCTGCATAATCTCGACAAATTCACGGTCGAAATTGGTCGGGTCAATGTTGCCCTCCTGCTCTCGTTCTTCCTCAACCATTTCCTGTGCTTCCTCGGCGTCAAGACCGAGTTTGTCTTCGAGGAAGGCCGCGATAGGAAGGAACTCAACGTCCACGAGAGGACGAAGTGCGAATGTAGCCGTCTCGCCGTAATATTCTACCTCAAAGTCTTCTCGATAATCTTTTCCACGGACAGCCAGTTCTCGGAGTTTCGAGATGTTAACGTTCTCTGATTCGTCAGACATAATATGTAAAGTGTGAGTAAATAAAAACTGCGTCAGTTACCGCGCTATTCGTCGTAGGAGTTGGACTTGTCCATCGCAACCCAATCGAAGGCAGTCTCGGTTTCCGACTCGCTCTGCACCTCATAGGAGTCGGACGTAACGAGAACGTCCTCGAACGTCTCCGATTCACCGGAGAGGTCGTGGGTGATGGTAATCGAAACCGGATTCGGAACACCGTCTCCATCGAACAGGAGCGATTCAATCCGAACCGGAGCGTTGTCCGGCCCGTGGACTCGCTCGCCCTTGAACATCATCGAGCCGGAGAACGAGATTGCCGTGACGGAATACCCCGAGGCTTTCAGCGAGGACTCGCGGATTTCAGAAATCTCAACGTCCTTGGTGCGGTCGAGCCGCGAGATAGGAACCTTGAGAATTTGTGCATCCACTTCAGTTTCGGAAAGACCAGAACCGTCTTCTCCGGTTTGCGGTTGCCCACCGCCACCCTTGGAGATAGTGAGGGTAATATCCGCCGCGCTTTCGATACGGTCAACGTTAGAAGGTTGAGTAGCCATAGATTAAAAGTAAAATGTGTTAAGTGTTTACGCCCCGACCGTAACCGTGTTCTCGATGAACCGGAGGGGTTCAGCGGCGTCAACCTGAAGTTCAACCGAAGCCGTCGTCGCGTCAACGGGGAAGACCTCCGCCGAGAAGGAGATAATCGCGTTACTGCGAGTCAGCGGCTTGAGTTGGTTATTCAGAAGACCTTGGAGAGAGTTACGGACAGCAGGCGAATTGAGCCGCCCGATGAACGGCTTTTCGTTGACACGCACGGTCGTAATCGCGTAGTCAAACACAAGGCGCGAGAATCCGTAGCGAATCCCCGCCTCCTCGCTGTTATCATCAGAGACGCTGTTCACGTCGTCTGCCACACGAGCGCCCGCCGCTTCATCAGCGAGGGGGACAACTCGTGCTTCAATCAGCGACCCGCGCTCTGACTTGTTCAGGCGAGTGCCGAGGTTCCTCTGATTGTCGAGGTTCTTGTTGATAGGCGTCGTGCGAATACCGAGACTCGCACGAAGTCCAGCATACGAACCGAGGACGGAATCTCCATCCTCGTTACGACTCGGGTAAACGACCTGAATCCGCGAGTCGTCAAAGGAGTTCTCGTAACTCATCGGGTCGAGATACGTGCCAGCGCCGAACAGCCCAAGAGCGAAGTTGTATTCTTGGGCCATCGTAGTCAGCGTGGACTGAGCGTATGCCGTAACATCTGCATTTTCGCTCAGCGGAACGAAGAAGTCAATTGCTTCACCAGCATTTTCCTCCATCGTGTCAATCGCAGACTCGTAATCGTAGGTGACGTATTCCGCCGTGTCGTTGGTGTCGTCACCGTCAGACGGGGCCGAGTCAACCTCGAACGTACTCTCGACAGGATTGACGTACACCTCATCCGTGTCGGGAGTGAGAGTTGCCGGGTCATCGAGAGTCACATTAACTTGCTTGCTCACGCCATCAACCGTGACGGAAATCTCGTCACCATCTTCGATGACGGGGGCTTCAGCAAACGTGCCGGAGGTATTCGTGATTCCGCTAATATCCTCACTCGTGACCTCGTTTTCTTGTGTTGCGACTGCATAGACAGGGTACGCTCCCATATCCAGCGCGTCAATTACTGCCTTGGAAAGCAGAGATTCTTCACCAAAGAAGTCCCGAGCCTTCGACGCTCGGGTGATTTGATAAACCTCGTTAGGATTGGCCGTTCCAACCGTGAGGTCAGCCTGTCCGACGATACCAACGTCAGTTGGCGCGTCACCACTCGTAGAGATAGTGAGTGCGCTCTCAACGTCAGTCGTAATACCGGGTTCAGAAGTGCTACCGTAAGATGCCATAGTAATTAGTTAAATTCGTAGATTTCAGATACGGATTCAATCGTATCGAAGTCGTCGTGAGTTGTCTCGTAAAACGAGTCAATTTCCACCGACTGATTCAACTCAGTCTCGGTCGGTGCGTTGAATTGATAGCGAACTTGTCCAGAACTACCGACGCTCATCGAGACGGTATCTTCGTGTAGATACTCACACGGGTCAACCTCTATCAAAGACAATTCGTTCTGCAAGTTTCCGAGAATCTGGTACGCACCAGTCTCGTCTGCTGTTCTCACTACCAACTCAACACGAGCCGAGTAGTATTGCCGATACTTTTCAGCCACCACCGAACCGTCTTGCCACTCTTGGCCCGCGAAGTTCGAGTTGTGGTGATTCATCGGCTCAATTGATACACCATCGACCAGAACAGCGGGAACAGGTCGGGTGTTCTCGATTCCCGATGTGTGTACGGGAACATCGAGTCGTTGATTCAGTTTGCTAATGAGGTTACTAACCAGTTCTTTTGGAAACATAGGAAAACAGAGTAAATACGCGATGAGGGGCGTCAGAAACGCTTTTTCAGTTCCGACCGAATAGACTGATAGACAATGAGACTCGCGTAGTTTTTCGCATTGTTCTCAGCGTACTCCATAAAGTGAATACCGTCAATGCCGCGTTCACGAATTTCGTCCTGAAGCCACAATGCCTTCCTGACGTTTCCTTCACCGTACCTGTCAATTATCTCGTCAAAATCACCCATACGTTATTGTTGTCGTCTCAAAGTCAACAGGCAGTTCAACATACCACACCTCATCGAAACCCTGTAGGGTGTGTTGTATATTGATTATCTTGAGGTCGGGAGCATATTCACCAGTATGAACGTCGTCTTCTTGCGGCCAGTCAAACTCAACTGACCCATCGGCAATACCTTCGAGATATGCAGTAATTTTACCGTCCGGGTCTTCGCCCGTGTATTCGTAATCGAACGGGTCAACCTCGACCCAACCTTGGGGTAGAGGAACTTCACCGCCGATTATCTCTGCTCGAATTGTCATTGTATGTGTTCCCTCCAAATATCGTACATCAAATCATCGAAAGACAGACCCGATTCTGTTTCGAGGACAGCCACCATCTCTGGTGAAAACTCGAATTTGAGAGAGGCCATATACAACAATTCTGGTGACTTATCAAGAAGGTTCTCCAACTTAGAAGCGTCAGACCTGTCTAATTCTTGTTCGGAGAAAATTATCGACATTAGGTGTGCGACTGTCTCTTGAGCGTTCGTGGCGGAGTATCCATCGTACCGCATATAATACTCCCCACGGTTGTCGTGACCGCCAACTTCTGTAGCAATCATCTCTCGCCACAGGTGTCGGTTCACGGCCTCCTTGAATCGCTCATCAACTTCATCCGAACCGTGGTAGAAGCCGGGGTCGTCGGGAATATCACTCTCGTCAATCGTATCCCCACCACCACCAGAGTTTTTCGCACCATTCGGTAGGAATCCAAGGAAGTCAAAACGGTCAGTTTTGAATCTCCCGTTTTCGTCAACGGGTAGGCTGAGTTTTCTTCCTTGAACAGATACGTCAATCAGCCACGTATCTACGCTGTCTTTGTAAACAGACGACTCTACCTTCGCGTGGTACTCTTTCGACCTATCATCGAGACTCCCACGAAAGTGTATCGCGTCACCGGGACTTGCCCTGCCACCATCCGGGTCAAGGACTTGCCGCTCGGTGAAGAACGGGTCGTAATCCGGGGGGTCGTCCGGGTGAATCCCGCTTGTAGATGTTTGAAGGTCGTATTTCGTTGCCTTTCGGACGTGTTCTTCCCACGAATCAAAGTCGTCGGTGTTCGGGTCATCATAGGTCGCCAAACCGTCACGCTCGTCCGAATTATGGAGCATATAGGTCACGGGGTGGGGGAGGTCTGCTCCAGCCTGTGTTCTCCAGTCACCCGGCCCTATTTCGTCGTACTTCCAACCGAGGTTTCCATCTCTCCAGTTTTTAATGGAGTCCCAATCTTCAATCAAAGAATTACGAGCGCCGTTGGCGTAATCGTAATCTTTTACAGAAAGATAAGCGTGACCTATCTCGTGCCGAATCGTATCTATCTTGGCACTATTGGTATTGAGTTTGAGCGTTCCGCCCATCTCATCTCCTGACCAAGAACCACGCCCCTTTATCGAGTCATCTTTCCGAATAACGTTGATTGCCATCGCAATCCGCTTGGACTCTTGTGGGTCTTTGGTGTTATCTGCGTACTGATTAAGAACATCACGAATCTTCTCGGCATAGGAATCGCTGAAGTCCGGGTCAACGTTTGTCGCATTGAGAAGCATATCGCGTGATATTTCACGCTTCTCGGAATCGGAGAGTGAGTTCCAATCCTCACCAACGACAATTCCACCGCCGTTCGGTGGTGTTCCGTTAACGTAATCGTAGGATATTACGCCACTACCATTATCAGGTGTAACGTAAACATCTCCACGAAGGTTGATGTTGCTGATTTCTCCCGACCTGTATTCTTCGAGGTCGGCGTCGTAGAACGTGACTTTTTGCCCGTTCCACAACTCATCCTCGTCGTATCCGTTTGTGTGGAATCGAGTCCAATCTGCTTGGTACTCGGCGGTGGAATCATCAATCGTGTTTGAAGGATTGTCACCATCGTCGTCACCAGCAGTCGGGGTCTTGATAGAAGACCCACCGCCACCAGTTTCGACATTCCAATCTGATAGTTTCGCAATCACCCACGGCATTAGAGCCTCGATGGGTGGTGCGCCATCTGCGTACTTGGAGGGATGAACACCGTGTTCGAGAGCGCCAGCGTGCTTGGAATAGTTGATGAAACGCGACGAGATGCCACTCGATGAGTGCGCGGAAGTAGTTTGGTCGTCAAACCCTTCGTACACTTGGCCGGTGAAGATAGACGGTCGAACCGCAATGCGGTCTTTCGCGTCTCGTTCGAGGTTGTCGAGGATTTTTTCAATTGCATCCTCCATCCCCGCTTCGAGGCCATCTTCGAGTTTGTCAACGACTATCTCGATTCCATCAACTTCCCAAGAGAGTTTCATTTAATTAGAGACAACTTTCGCAAGAAACGCAACGTGCGTATCGTAGATTGTAGCAGAACCAAGTTCGTAAGTCTCCGAACCGTATTCTACCCTCGCCCCCTCATCGGGCGCTTCCTCGGGTGCGAACATAAACAGCGGTCGGTCTTGGTCATACGGGCCACCGTTACCAGAGTCCTGCCGATTGCGGTTGGGATACGTCCGAACCGCTTTCACAGGCGGGTCGCCGTCAACAGACGTGTCCGTGTACCCGTATTCCGGGTTGTTGAAATCGTCTGTGCCGGTCACGGATTGCTCAAGGACATTCACGGGCCGTCCGACCCGATGAATCATCGCCTTGACGTTAGTTGATGGAAGAACCACTTTCACTCCGTGAGTCTTGGTATTCTCGTGCGCCCCCAATCGCGGTTCTCGAATTACGTCGAACCCCGAAGTCTCCTGTAGGATTCAAAGAACGCGAGGCGTTCACCGCATTGCGAAGCCACGTCGTAAACTCGTTGTCCTCTTTTGCGAGCAGAGTATCGAGGTCAATCGCTCCCGCCGCGATATTCTGTCCATCAAGTTCTCCCGTTTTGACTTTAGCGAAGAAACAGGTTCCCCAATACAGGGCTTCCTCCGCACGAGGGTTGGTGTACCACTCAATGTCTTCGTCTTCCAGCGACCGGCGATTCTCGATGAAAGACTTGGCACGGGAGATTACCGTTTGGAACTGCGAGGACGGAAGGACGGCTGTATCGTAGCCGGTCATAACCCGAACCTCGCTCTCAAGTTCCGTGTCGCTGGTAGCCATTAGTTAGAAAACTTAGGCCGTGTAGTTGGTGGAGTCTCCAGCGAAGTGGACAGCCCCAAGCGGGTTGACCATCGCAACGCCGAAGTCCATCGTGCCGCTCGCGTTAACGAACTGGCCCGGCTCCATCGCAGGCCCGCCGGTCGGGGCAGTAACCTGCATCGGACGCTCGACGTACTCCTTGACCGGCTTCTCGCCAACGTTGACAACGTAGAACTCGTCGCCCGTCAGGTACGGCGTGGTAAGAACACTCACGCCACGCGGGTTGACCGTTAGTTCACGAACATCGGAACTTCGCATCCCCGTCGCCATCGGGATGTGGAAGTCGTGACCCTCCAGTTCGTCTCGGAGGCTACGCTTGAAGTCGAGGGAACCGAGCAGAACCTTCTGCCCGTCCCATCCGTGGTGATACAGTTCGTCGGACGCCTGCTCGATGTGGTCGAGGACAGAGTGCGAGTTACTGTCTCCGAAAAGTTCGGCGGTATCCGAGAAGACGTGCGAGTGGTCGCGGCTGAACTCATAGGCCCCGTGGTCGGGAACGTCGTACCAGAGGTCTTCCGAGCCGTCCGAGATACCCGAGAAGATAACGTCGTGAATCGCCTGCTCCTCAGTCTCCTTGCCGGATTCGATGACGGCGCGAATCTTGTTCATCAGGCGGTCAGAGGTGGACTTCTCGATGAACTTCTGCGTCAGACCAAGTGCCTTACCGTACTCCTGAGTACGGATGGTCATCTGGTAGTAGTCATCGTCGGTGTCCGTCATCGTTCCGGGGTACTCACCCTCGGAAAGTTCCTCCCACGTCTCGGCGTCAGCCTCAATGTCTTGGAGGAAAGTCTGCTGGCCGACCTGCTCGGCAAAGAGGTCAACGAACGGCTTTTCAGCCTCGTTGAAATAGTTGATAAGATTCTCAGTCTTCTCCGCAATCTCCGTCAGCGGAACGTCGTCCTTCGTGTGAATCTCTCGCGTGTTAGAGCGAGTAGGGTTAAGATTAGTAGGCATAGAATTAAGTTAGTAAATTAGAGTCTTTCGTCAGTAAGATTACGCGCTCGTCTCGTAATCAGCCGCAACGTCCAGTTTGAACGTATGCGTGTCAACAGCAACACCGAGAACCTGAACAATCTCGTCGGTCGCGGAAGGCGCGGTCTGCGTCACGCCGCCGCCAACACCGAGATAGACAGGCTCGTTCGGGGTGAAGTCAACTTCGTCGTCAACGTCCTCAAGGTAGATTCCGTAAGAGACGTAGGTGACTTCATCGCCCGGCTGAGTGCGGTTCTTGGCGTAAGACTCGTCCAGTTGACGAGACATAGTACCGTTATCGTGGAGGTTGGCCGACCAGTAAGAACGGTCACGCACATCCTCCAGAAGAACGCCGATAGCAGGCTGAGGCGAACCGGAATCTGCATCCGCCGGAACAACCTCAGTTTCACCCTCTGCGTTCTCAGTCAGTCCAACAACATTCCCCTCCGTGCCGGTGAAGGTTCCTTCGCTCGTCTCACCATCGCGGTTAAGGGGAGTATCCTTGACCTTGGAAAATTTGAAATTAGGCATTATAAGTTAGAAATTTGTTTTAGAAGTTGAGGCCCTCAATGTCCCCAATCTGCTCGTCTGCAAACGCACGGTCGGTTTCTCCGTTATGGGTTTCGCCACGCTTGCCCATATCCGAGAAACTGCCGCCCTCATCGCCCTCGCCCTCGGCTTCCTCGCCACCGAGCGAAGTTTCCGAAAACTCACCGATAAGTTCTCGAATCCGAGTCATATCATACGTGAGTGCTTCCTCCTTCGAGAGCGGGGAAACATCACTCAGACTATCGGCAAGTTCATCCTTGAACTCCTGAGCCTCGCCAACGCGACCCTCGAAGTCTTCGAGAGTATCTTTCGCGTCTTTGAACTCGGAGATATTGGAGTCCTGTGCGCTCTGGAACTTCTCAGCAATTCCGCGAAGTTCCTCGGCATCGTCTTTGTCGTCAAGGTCGCCGTCAAAGGAAACCTTAGTAAAATTCATATCCATTGTTAAATAGAGATTTCTTCCGTGAACGCCGCAACCTCCGAGTTCTCTGAGCCTTCCCGCGATGAGCGGGTGTCGTTCGGCTCGTCATCGACCTCAAAGGTAGTCACCTCCGCATAATCCGTCTCCGGGTTAGGAACGCCACGGGGCATCCCGTCGAGAGGGTTGTAGGCCCGATTCATCAGTTGGATAGCCCACCGGCTCGGGCACGTACCCGGCCCGCCACTACCCGGACGCTCAGGCCGCTCGTCCTGCATCCGATTGATAAACTCAATCGTCTCTGTCGCTGGCTCGATATACTCGGCCTTCCACCCCTCTCGGGGTGTTCCAAGGAGCATCAGATTCTTCGTCCGAATGTCCTCGTGATTATTGGAACCAGCATCAGCACAGGGATGAGAATCCCATTGAGTCAGTTCCTCATCGGTCATATTGATAGCATCTTGATAGGCTTCATACACCTCATCAAGAGTATCATAATCACCGTGGCCGTCGAAATCCAACGATTCAGCCGCCTCTACAGCCGATTCTGCAAAAGCCGCTCGGAGGCCACCTTCATCGTAGCCACCGGGGAAAGGAGTGGTCGAAAACTCTTGGAGAGTGCCATCAACCAGTTCCGGTTCACCGTCGTCGTTTCGCACCGCCTCATACGAGTCACCAAAGCCGACCGAGCCATTCGTGATGGTCGGCGGCTCATAGGTGAATCGCTTGATTAGTTCTTCGTGCGTTCGCGCACCCGTGTTGGGAATACGCGATTGCACCATCAGTTTGCCTGCTTCATCAGAAAACCAAACCTTGCGAACGTGACCCGCTTTCGAGAGGGTCTTTCGCGTGTGGTCGAGCATAAACGGCTCAGAACCGGAGTAGTCCTTCGAGCCAACTTTACGAAGGAACTCCTCACTAATGCGAACCCCATTACGGTTCTCGGGTTCGCCCGGCTCCATCGCCTCGTAGTTTACGTCAACCGAACGGAGGTTGCCCCCGTCATCGCGGTTTTCACGGACTCCATATTGATTAAAGCCATCAGAAAGAGCCGCAGGTTCGGGATTTCCGAACGAAGCAGAGAAGGCCAATTCCTCATTGATATTGAGAGAGTTAGTCATAGTGGTATAAATCCAAGCGCCCAAGTGAACGCAAGTGTCAAAATCGTCAGCCCGGCGCTGATAATCAGACCGTTACGTTGACTCCGGCCTTTATTTCGGTCAGCCTGCTTTTCCACAGGAATCACACGTTCCTCTCGAAGTCGAGTGACTTCATCGCTGGTCGCGCGACTCCGCTCGTCAACGCGAGCCAACTCGGAACTGATATTTCTCATCTCATTCCGAATATCAATTAGAACGTCTATTTCCCGCTCGTCGCCATCCATATCCATCATTTATCCAGACTCTTGAGAAACGGATTGTCTGTTCCTTCCGTCAGAGGAATCCGACTCCGGCTCATCGCGGGAAACTACTTCCCCGCCAGCGGATTCTGCACCGCCGCCGGTATCAGTCGGACTCCCACCTTCGGGATTTTGGATATTGTCACCGCGACCAGCCAGTTCTTTAATTAGCGGAATAATCTCGCTCGTCAACTCATCAGGACTCGGAAGTTCAACCTCCGGGTCAATGCCTGCGCGCTCAGCGAAAGCCTCACGCCCAAGCATACCGTTGTTGTAGAGTTTGAGTAGTTTGTCAATCTCCAGCCGGTCTTCGGCATTGGAGTGTTCACCAAACTCAAACTCAGGTAGAATCCCCGAGAAGTCCTCAAGTGATTCGTTCATCAACGACTTGAGAATCTGTTGCTCAACCTGCGTCTTGATGATGTTCTGATAACGGGTAATACGCCGGTCGAATTTCGGCATATTAGTGACAGCCTCACCTTTACCCGATGAGCCGTCGAGATTCATCAGAATATCAGGAATCCCGAGCGCAGTCACCATCCGACGTTCAAAGTGCTTGAACGTTTCCTCAAGCCGCATTGCGCCAGCAGAAGACGACGTGGACGAGACACCGACAGTCTCGTAATCAACGTCGTGACCAGCGGCGAGCATCGAATCCGGTTCGATTTCCTCGACCGTATCGAGCCAGCCTTCAATCTGTTCTTCATTCCAGCGTTCCTCATCGGTTCCGAGTTTCCAGAGGATAGGCGGATACGCTTTCGTAGCGATAAAGCGCGCAAGGTCAATCTCCATATCTCGGAGAATGTCTGCTTGCTCCTTCGCGCGCTCAATTACAGAACGCCCGAAGTCATCGAGTGGGGCCTTGTGGAACCAAAGGTGAGCCACCTCGTGTGGTTCATACTCAAGGTCGGTTCCGTCCGGTTGAGCCATCTCGTATGCCTCGACGCGACCAAACTCGTCAGTCCGAATCGACATATCAGTTGTCGGTAGCAGACGAGGCTGGAACTGCTCGTCTTCAACTACCAACTCAAGGAAGGCTGTCCCGTCAACGAGAGCGTACCAGACCCATTGCTGT